AATAGCGACAGCCGCTACCAAGTCGCGCCGCAGCCGGTCCAACCCCTCGCCCGAATAAAGCTCCAGAGAACCCGAACTAGCGACCGCGTAAAGCGCCGTAAATTGTCCGCCGTAATAATCCGCCGCCAGAAACGCGCCCGCGAGCGCGTCGGACCCGTCGGGAATTTCCGCTACCGTCCGCGCCATCATTCGCCCCCCGCCCGGTAGGTGCAGCCGATAAACGCCAGGCCCAACCCCGCCAAAAGATAGAACGCGCCGAAACTATCGCCCGCGTTCCACGTGTCGAACCCCGTACCGGCAACAATGACCCCGCCGATAAAGCTTGCCGCATACGTCGCGGCCCGAAGACGTGCGGCCGCCCGACTCATGCCTGCACCGCCTCACGACGAAGAACCGCGAGCGCCCGCGCCGCGTCTGTCTGCCACCGCTCCGGCAGCCCGAATTCTTCGAACGCCGCCAACATAGCCGCCGCCGGGGTAGTCACCGCGTCGAAAGCGTCGGGGTTATCCCCGTAGAAATTCCATACCCACCGCGCTATGTCTTCCGTCTCAATTTCCGGCAGCCGTAAATGCCGCGCAAGTGTCGCCAGGTCCGCCGGTTGGTATTTCGTCAGACCCGCCCAATAGGCCGCATTAGCGGCCGCGTGCATCGGCACCCCGTTATCGTCCGCCAAGTGCACCGCCACCACCGGAGCCACCGCCGGAAAATAGTGCACCGCTATGTCGTGGATACACCCGGCCATAATGCACCCGTCGCCGCCGTTACGGCGCGAGCGCGGGTTATACACTTCCCCCGTTACGGAGAAATAGGGCCGCGCATTTCCGGCCAGGTGCACAAGCTCGCCGCGCACCTTTACCACCACCGGCAACACTTGGCCGCTTTTCGACACGTGCCAGGGCTCACCGGCCGCGTCTAGTGTCGTGCTCCGTATCCATTCGCGGCCCGCGATAAGCTCGCGCCCGCCTAGTTTCGTGATTGTTTCCATATTTGCGGCCCCCTTAGACCGCCGTAGAACTAGCTCCGAGCTATGCCCTACCCGCCCCACACTAACGAACTAGTGCAGAATGGGCAAGGCACCCCCGCCGAAGCGGGGAGCGCCCCAACCTTTACGCCGTCACCCCCTCCCGCGCCGCATCAGTAGCCGCCGCCAACGCGCACCGGCGGACATTACGCGCCATAGTCAAAAGCTCCCGCCCGGCGGCCGTGTCGGTCCCCAATTCCTTAGCGGCCCTATCCAACCGCCGCGCCTCCCGTTCATATGCCGCCAGGATGGCATTTAGATTAGGTTCTACCCGTCGCCTACCCATTACGCCACCCCCGCCGGGACCGTCGCCGGGTCCGTGTCGGCCACGTCGAAGACGAACCGAATCGTGAACCCTCGCGGGGTCCCGTCATCCGTCGCGCCATCGTCGCCGCCCTGGCCTTTCTTGCCCACGATGGGCGCCCAAATAGCGTAACCCTTAGCACCCTTGCGGACGGTCCGGCCCAGCTTACGCCACTCATGGAACCCGGCCACCGCTTGCGGCAACGGCCGGCCCATAAGCTCCGCCTGCACCAAAATTAGCGCCGCGTTACGTCGGGAATAGTGGCCCAGAATTTCCACGGCCCGCGACACGTCACCCGGCCGGGATTCGTCCGCCGCCTTAGCGGCCGCCGCCAGGGCGGCCCGATGCTCCCGCACCGCCGCCCGCTCCGTCTCAGTGTATGCCCGCCGCGCCATTACTTGCGGCCCCTTTGTTCCACGGCCGCCGCGATACCCGCAAAACTAGCCGCATCCAATTCGGCCCGCACCTTGTCAAGCTCCCGCACCACCGCCGACAATTTGCGCACCGTGTCGCGCAATTCCGCGACAAGGTCCGAAACATAGTCCCCGGTGACTTGCTCCGGGTTCCGGCCGTGCTCGCTCCGGAATTCACCGGCCGCACCGACCGCGTTAGCGGCCAACCCCTGCACCCGATACGCGAGACGCAACGCCCGCGCCCCTAACTCTTCCCTATCCATAAATTCCCCTATCTCTAGTTTGCGGCCCCTTGCCGCCCGCTACCCCCGACACGCGGCCAGGGGCACCGGGCGGCACCCCCGCCGGAACGGGGGCGCCACCTAAAGCTAACTAGATACCCTTAACGCTAAGGATTAAACGACCATCACCCGCGAGAGCATCCGCGCAAGCCTGGCAATAGTCCCCCCCAAGAATCCCCCGCAGCTCCTCCGATTGATACGTGACATGCACGGCCGCGTAGCCGTCACACTCATTCTCAATACGACCCGCAGCGGCCGCATCCATCCTATCGCACCAAAATACAAAACTACGACGTGCCACGATGGGCCCCCTATCTGCCCGCGCCCCTTGCGCAAGCTCCCTAATATTGTGAATCCAACCCGCGCCAAAGTCAAGAGTAAAACACGTGACTCATGTCACAAGTAGACAAGTAGAATACAAGTACCCCCAACAAGTAGGCGAACCCTCCCGCTAAATACTTGTGGCCGATGCCGCCGGTTCTTTTCATGTCTCGCCGGGGGTGCAGGGGGGTGGGGGTGGCCGGTTGGCCGGTGCAGCTCGATTCGCCGCCGGTGGCCGGGGCCCGATGACCCCCCGCGTGCCCGCGAGCGACGCACACACGACCGGGGTAGTGCCGCGCCATCCCCCCCGCCATATACGTATTACTGTTTCTGTATGGGTTCACACTAGTCCTTGCTGGTGGGTATCTCGTTTCGAGATACCTTGGGTTGGCTGTGGATATGTTTGTGGATAAAGTTGGCGGCAGGCAACCCCTCTGTGGGTTGTGACACCCGGCTGGTCTGTGTACTTGTTGAAAAAGAAAAAGGGTAAAAAGAAAAAGATGCCCCGCCCGGGGGCGACCTGTTCTACCAGCTGCTTTGTTGCTCTTGAGGGCAACCGAGCGTTAGCGAGGGCGGCAGCCGTTCGCGCAGCGGACGGAACCTGCCGAACCGGCTGGACTGCCACGAAGCTTTAGCTCCCCCCACGCTTCGTAAACAAAATGTTTACCGGTGGCCGTAGCCAATTGCTTTTAGCCGACACCGTTTTCTAGTCTTTTTCTCACCCTACGTATCCCGCCGCTTTCCGTTCTTTGTTTCGCTCGGGGTCCTTGCGGGGCGTTTTGCACAGGGGGTCAGTCCCCGTTTCCGGCCACGTTTACCCTTTCCACTTCCTGTGCTTCTGAGTGTGGAGTGCGGGTCATGTATTCGTTGGGTTGTGGCGCTGATGATACCAAATGGTTTATGCTTGTCAACAGTTCATGGGTACACGTAGAATTATTTCTGATGCGGACAAGGCCCGCTATTGGGCGTCACGTCAAGCAGGCATGTCGCAGGAAGATGCTGCCCGTATCGCAGGTATCCACCCCAACACTGCGGGGAACTGGGAAAAGAAACGGAAAGAAACACAGGCACGGCTTGAGTTGGCCCAGTTGGAAACATCGAAGCATCGGGCGAAACAGGGTGGGGTGCAAGCCGAGTCGATGCGGTTGTTGTCGGAGTCGCTGGAATTGCCGCCAGCTATCCCCCACGACCGGCTAACACCCGAAGCAAAAAGGGGTTTGGAAGATTTTGATTTCTTCCGCAGCTACTACCTGGGTCGTGTGCCGTCCCCGTGGCAGGTAGAAGCCGCATACAAAATAGTTCAACTACTGGAATCTGAAGAAAAAGAGTTCCTGGTGTTGAATTGTCCGCCGGGCGCAGGCAAATCCACCCTCTTTCACGACGTAGCAGTCTGGTGCATCGTCCGAAACAGGGGTATCCGAGTCCTCTACGGCTCTATTTCGCAGGCTCTTGCCAAAATGTATTCGAGGCGTATCCGTGAAACGTTGGAACGACCCTCCCCGTTGGAACCTGACCCTGAGTTGGTGAAGAAAGGGTTGGCTGTCAACGCCAAAGGATGCCTGTCTATCGACTACGGAAGGTTCAAACCGGCTAATACGGGTGCTCTTTGGAGGGCAGATGAGTTCATTGTGGAACAAGACATCCCAGGTAACCTTGACAACAAGGAACCTACCGTCAGGGCGTATGGTATTGATGCCGAATTCATCGGTCACCGTGCCGACCTATGTCTCTTTGACGACGTTGCCTCTACCGAAAACGCCCGCGAATCCACCGCCCGAGACAAACTGTTAGAACGATGGGACTCTATGGCCGAAGCCCGAGTAGACCCAGGTGGGGTTTTAGCGGTTG